CTGGGCAAACGGTGCGGAGGCTGATGTTATCTATCTTGACGACATCAGGGCAGCTAAAATCATTGCTGGTATCAACTCGTGGAATGTAGACTATACCAGTGACGCTCTGGGAACTACCGACTTCGTCTCGGCAGGAGTTAGGTCTTATATTGCTGGGGCTTCAGGTTGGACTGGTTCGTTCAGTGGCTACAAAGACGGAGCACCACTTTCAATTGGTTCTGAATATGGGTTGGAACTGGCCGAGAGCGCAACTACTACTCAGATGTGGTTGGGTAACGCAATAATAACAGGCGTTCATCCTTCGACCTCATTTGACGGCGTGGTAAGTTACAGTTATGACTTCCAAGGAACGGGAACACTTACGGTTGCTAGTGCGTAATGGATGGGCAGATAGGTGTCTTGAAACAAGACGGTAGACAAGTAGGCGGAATCTATGACTGGGAAATAAGCCTAGCCTACGATTCCGCTGTTAGTAAAGGGTGGACTAATCTTAAAGTAATCAAGCATATCATAGCACAAAGCTACTGGCTAACAGAGATACCTACAGACAATATATACAATATAGAACTATACAAGAAGGTAGACAATCAACTTGTTCTAATGGATGCTGGTGTAGTAAAACTTAACCTGCCAGACACAGAGACACTTAACCAAAGATTATACGCACCCATTGAGTTAAACTGGAGACAACCTAGTGAATACTGAGCAAGTTGTTTACATAGCTAGAAAGCTCCATTGGTCTAGGGTAGAAATTGGACAACTGTCCCCAGCACAGTTTAATGAGATTCTAAAGGAGCTTTACTATCAAGAGTCAGTAGACGAATGGCGGAAGATGCACTCAGTAGCTAATATCCTAGCAGCTATCTATAACACCATCCCCAGAAAGAAAGGTAGCCAGCCGATAAAGGCAAAGGACTTTCTGAGTACCGATATGCCAGAGAGACACGTTAAGCAAGAGAAAACAGTTGACCAGATGGCAGGAGATAAAGGGATTAAATTACCTAGTAAATAGATATTGCAATGCGTTGCACAAAGTAAACCAAGAAATACTATATTCAACTTAACTAGACTAAAGTAAAATAAGGAGAGATGATGACAGAAGTAAACATATTAGCAGATGAAAAACCCAAGTCAATCACTTTATCAGATGGCAAGGAATACAAACTCCCACCAATAGACATGACCACACTAGCGAACATAGAAAAGACAATGGGATTCGGGCTTGGTAGACTACAGACTAAACTTGAGAATGAAACCATGACCACTATGAGGGCTTTGATTTACGCTCTGTTAAAAGAAGAACAACCCGAATTGGATATTGACAAAGTAGGCAGACTAATCACCCTCAATGAGATTAGTTCTATATCAGGGACTATCTCAGAGATAATGGCTATAAGTTCCTGAGGTGTATAATGATGACTAATGGTGAAGTAAAGGAAGTTGAGAGGTATATTCAGTTACGGATAGACAAGCTGGAGGAACTGCTAAACGAGAAGCTGAACTACCTTGACAGGGCAAGGCAATTACAGGCGTTGGAATATACGAGGCGTCTTGAAATCATAGATAAGGATGCTGATGTATTGAAGATGGATTTAGTACAGAAGATAAACGACTTGGAGAAGTCCAGGAATGAGAGAGTAGGGCAATCGTCTGGTATGTCATCCCTATGGGTAATCATAGCAGGAGTAATGGTGTTAGGAATGTCATTAGCAGGATTGATTGTAAGTATATTGAGGTAAAGTATGGTAATTAAGACAGACCACGATAAATTGACTGAGGTACACGCTGTAATAGTAGGCATTAATGGTAACACAGGGCTATTGAAAATGGTTGAGCAAAACACTAAAGCCATTCATAAATTATGGATAGCCGTTATCATCATCGCCACCAGTGTAGGTGGCGGCATATATGGGATTATAGAACTGTTGAGGGGAATGTAAATAATGGCCGAGGTGCTTAGTGAATTAGTTGCCCGCATCACAACTGATGCGTCAGGGCTTAAAAGCGGATTAGCTTCTGCTGATAAGTCCATTGGTTCTTTTGTTGCTAAAAACCAAGCGGGGTTACGTTCTTTAGGTGTGGCATTTACCGCTATGGGTGCTGCCATAGTCGGTGGCCTAGCGGCATCTACCAAAGCAGCAGTTACCTTCGAGACCGCTTTTACAGGTGTTAGGAAAACAGTTACTGCCACCGAAGCCGAGTTTGCCGTTCTAAGTAATGGCATACGCAATCTAGCTAAAGAACTCCCATTAACTCACAGCGAGATAGCTGGTATTGCTGAAGCAGCAGGGCAGTTAGGTATTCAGACGGATAGTATATTAGGATTTACCGAAGTCATGGCTCAGTTAGGCATGACCACCAATATGGCAGCTCAAGATGCTGCTACAGCCCTTGCTCGGTTTGCTAATATTACACAAATGTCCCAAAAGAACTTTAGTAAGTTAGGTGCTGTTATAGTTGATTTAGGCAATAACTTTGCTACAACTGAGGCAGAAATAGTTGACATGGCTATGAGGTTAGCTGGTTCAGGCCACACTATAGGGATGTCCGAGTCCCAAATAATGGGATTAGCTGCTGCACTATCATCCGTTGGTATAAAAGCTGAACTGGGTGGTACTGCGTTTGCCAAAGTAATGTTAGAAATGAACTCAGCCGTAGCCTCTGGCGGTGATAAGATAAAGGCGTGGGCTAACATTGCTAACGTATCAGTCGGCGAATTTGAGCGACTATTTAGGGAAGATGCTGCTGGGGCTATTCAGGGTTTAATTGCAGGCGTTGGTAGACTTCAAACATCAGGAGCAGATGTAACCGCTGTATTAGAGGATATGGGACTCGGAGGTATCAGGGTAACGGATGCCTTGCTACGTGCTGCGGGCGCACAAGATTTATTCACTGACGCACAGGTAACAGCTAACAAGGCTTGGGAGGAGAATACATCCCTAACGGAAGAGGCTAGAAAGAGATTAGAAACAACGGCAGCTAAATTGGCTATACTTAAAAATGTTTTAGTAGATGTCGGAATAACCATTGGTGATTTTATTGTCCCTCTGCTAAAACAATTCGTAGATTTTATTAGACCTGTAATTGACAAGGTGCAAGAATGGATAAATGAGAATCCTGTATTAACAAAATTACTTGTTATCCTTGCTAGTTCATTAGGGGCTATCTTAATCCCCCTGGGTGCATTGATGATAGTTCTGCCATCTGTTGCACAGGGATTTTTATTTCTAAGAACTGCTACACTAGCATCCAGTTTAGCTTTCCTAAAGTGGGCGGCTATCATCGCTGCTGCTTTAATCCCTGCTGCATTTTTAGCTCATAACCTTTACAATATTAAGGCAATTCTATCAGGCAGGGAAACATTAACCTTCTCTGAATATTTAGGTGAATTAAAAGATACTATGATGGGGTATGCTGAGAGTCTTGTGGGCGGTATTGATAGGACAGAGGAATTTGACGAAGAGATAAAGAAATTAGAAAAAGATATAAATAAGAGTATTGAAACTACTTTAGAATTAAATGAAGGACTTGACCCTGGTTTGGTTAATGCTCAGAATGAAGCTGCTGGAGCGATGAGGGATTTAATTGATGCAGGGAATGACCTGGATGATAAGTTTGCCGATTTAATGAGGCAATTAATCTTTAATGAAACGGCAGCGGGAAAACTTAGATTAAGAATGGATGATGTTTATACCGCTATGTATAGGCTTGGATACAAAACTGAGCAGATAAATGATGTGTTCAGAATATATGGTGATGTAACTGAAGTTGATGAAGCCCTGTTAGATTCATTGGGTATAACTGCTGAAGAAGTAGCCAGATTAGTAGGCAAACTAAAAGACGAAACCGACAAAGGAACTGAGGCATTTAAGGCATATGGAGATGAGGCAGAGAAGTCAGCGGAGAAAGTAGCAACATCTTGGGGAACTACCCTAGCGGAAATCAAGGCTACTAAGGAATCTGGTGGTAAAGCTAGCCTCACTGAATATATAGGTTCTAAAGAAGGAACAGCCGAAGTATATGGGAGAATGGCAGAAGGTGGCATTTCCAAGAAACAAGCTATTTCAGATATGCAGAAGGAAGTTTACGGGTTCGGGTTACCTGGTTATGCCTCTGGCGGTATAGTCCCTGGCCCTATCGGTGCTCCTCAACTGGCAACTGTTCATGGTGGGGAAACTATCATCCCCCCCAATGAATCAATGGGGGGTGTCACAGTAAACATCTCAGGCCCGTTATTCATG